CTGTGCGAAGAAGCTGGACGCTCGATCTAGCCCCAACTGAGGATTTCAGAATGATCGGAGTTTATATCGGTGACAGACAGCTTGAGCCGGACGATGAACACGAGTGCCCGTACTGCTTAGTGATCTTCGGATCGACTCACAAGCTGATGCGGCACGTTTCAGCCTGCCCAAAGAACGACGACGCTGAATCGGAGGACGAATGAACAGGCACGATCAGGCGGTAGACATCATCGAAGCGAGGTTCTCGGCGCTGGTCACGTCCAGCTCGGGAATGCTTCACGGCGAAACATCCATGGCCATTGAGATGGCCTACACGCTCGGGGCGATTGATATTCATCTGCACCGGCACTACGTGGAACGGCTCAGAAAGATCGTTGAGCGCGAGCAAATCGAATTGATGCGGAACATTGGGGTGAAGGCATGAGCCAGATTGATTGGAGTAAGGCGCCGGAGTGGGCGAATATTCACGGCTACGTATCTAATATCGCGATACCTGTTTGGGTCGGAAATGACCAGTACTGCTACGTTGATGGGCGCCAATACGGGCGGGTGTTCTCTTTTTATGGTTGCGAAGGCTGGGCGCGCGAGCAAATACAAGGGATCACAACGCGCCCAGTCGATGCGCTTAAGGCTGAATCTGCTCCGGCATGGGTTGGGATTGGTCTGCCGCCAGTAGGGACAGTATGCGAAGCCATGAAAAGGCTGAGCGATACATGGCTGAAAGTTCGGATTATCGATCACCAGGGGACGGTTGAAACTGCCGCATGCCGAGTAATCGGAGACGATAGCTTGTTCTGGGCTCAAGACTTCCGCCCCATCCGCACGCCAGAGCAGATCGCGGCCGATGAGCGACTGCATGAGATTCGAAATGCGCTGACAGCCATCAAGGCAGGGCAGCAACAATTCCCGAATGATCTGGTGCGCGGAAACATCGTCGCGGCAACGGTTGAGGCGATGATCGATGCGGGCTACCGCAAGCAGGAGGCTGACAAGTGACCACGCCAATCGTGAAATCGATCATCGACGAGCAAGTCGAAGACCTAACGGCGGCCTTCAATCTTCCGCGTGAAACTCGGGTGTGCGACCTGCCGAATCCGATTAAAGGGGCCTGGCAGACACCGCCAAGCGATAACCGACACGTCATGAGTGCCGACTTCCGTTACGACCTTCGCGGCCGGCTGGTGATGCTATGAAGCTTCGTAGATTTGACGCAACCGATACAGCGCGGATGCGAGCGGCACAAGGCAAGCGCGAGCATCGACAGGAACGGAACTTCCGGAACGAGGCCGCCCAAGGGCGCGAGCCGGAAGGTCTGCAGCGGATCAATGGCGTATGGCGAGCAGAATGCAGATCGTGTGGCGAGGATTATGTGATGGACTGCGATGCCCGTGAATTTGACCCGGATTACAGCTACTGCGGCCGTAGCGACCGATGCCTGCCATGACCGGCTACCAGCGCGCCAAGCGCTACGCGTATTGGAGGGGAAGCGCAATCACACTGCTCGCCTGCACAGGATTCATGCTCGTCAGCGCCCTGGCTGGAAGCATTACTGGATGAACGAACAGGTTGTTATAAGGTTCTCCATTGCTTATAGTTCGTTCCGCTGAAGGTTTGAGACCCGGACGCGATTAAGACCAAAAGGGGCAAGCCCGCAACGGCGAGCACCTTCCTACCCTGAGACCTTTGGCGACCCCGCCATGGTCAGGTTTCAGGGGAAGTCTCAAAAGGTGTTCGACCATTGCGGGCTTTTTTATGGAGTTTTTATAATGAGCACAAGACAGATCGTATTTCGCAACAACGGAAGCATTGACCCACGCAGCATCACTACCTTCGGCGTCAGCTCTAAGGATAGTGATACGGCTATCGGATATTTTGGCACCGGCCTCAAGTACGCAATCGCGATACTGCTGCGCGAAGGCTGCACCGTAGACATTTACACTGGAGGCCAGCATCTATCGTTCAGCACTTCGGAGCAGCGCATCCGCGTCGACGACTTCACTTTCGTGACCATGAACGGCGAGCCGCTGTCGTTCACGACAGAGCTCGGCAAGAACTGGGAGACTTGGCAGGCAATCCGTGAACTATGGTGCAACTGCCTGGATGAAAAAGGCGAAGCATTCTCATCTGAATATTTCGATGATGCTCCAAGCGATGACGAGACGGTGATTCTTGTTTCTGGTCGCGCAGCCGTCGATGTATGGTCGCAGCGCGATACCATCATGCTCAGCGGAACCCCGGTCTTTGAGACGGAGCACGTCGATATCCATCAGGGCCGATCGAATCACATCTACTACAAGGGCGTCCGCATTCTGGATCTGCAGCGGCCGTCCATGTACACCTACAATCTGAAGGGCAGTATTGAGCTGACCGAAGACCGCACCATGAAGTCTCCAGGTCTCGCCACTTGGTACGCAGCCAAGGGTATCGCCACCCTATCTGATCGCATACTACTGACCAACACGCTTACAGCCAGCAAGGATTGGTTCGAGAACGGCCTAGACTTCGGTTGCGTCTACCCAAATGAGGACTTCGTCGGAATCGTTCAACAGATGGCGCGCACTCAGACGCCAGGCCTGAACCGTTCCGCCGCAAGTTGCGCCAGATTTGATAGCAATGAGCTGCTTGACGATCTACCTCGCATGGCAATCACTCCAGTCGATAATCTGCGACTAAAGAAGGCAATCAGCTTCGCGAAGTCCATCGGGTTTGCTGTCGATGAATACGAGATCGTTTCCATTGAGCATTTAGGCGAAGGAGTTCTAGGGCGCGCCGCCAACGGCAAGATCTATCTGTCGAAAATCGTGTTCATGCAGGGAACCAAAATGGTGGCCGGCACGCTGATTGAAGAGTTCATTCACCTGCGCCACAAGCTGGAAGACGAGACGCGCAGCATGCAAAATTTTCTTTTCGACTCGCTGGTGTCCCTGGGCGAGCAAATCACAGGTGAGCCGCTATGACCGATAAAAACATGACCATTTGGTCGCAAGTCGAAAAGACGGATACCCGATTCACAAAGAAAGCCGAGGTAAACGGCCAGAAGATCACCAGCCTCAGTGGCACGGCGATGATTATGAAGGCCACCGAAATTTTCGGTCCGGCTGGCATCGGGTTTGGCTGGAAGGTTCTGGAGGAGCGGTTCGACAAGGGAATGGAGATTTTCATAGGTGAGGCCGAGAAGCGGTCAAGCCTTGGCTTCACCATGAACCACACCGTCCGAATTCTGTTCTGGTTTATGTTGGATGGGCAGCGCGGCGAAATAGAGTCCTACGGCTGCACTAACGCCGTGTACAAGTCGAAATACGGAATGAGCACCGACGGCGAGGCTCCAAAGAAATCGCTTACTGACGCGATCAAAAAGGCCCTCAGCGCGCTTGGCTTTAGCGCGGACGTATTCCTTGGCATGCACGATGATTCGAATTATCTGGAACAGCTCAATGAAGAACTGGCCATTGAGCGTGCAGAGGACAAGGAGGCTGAGATAGAGAAACAAAAGGCCGAGCGCCTAGAGTTCCTGAAGTCAACCATCGAAACGATGAACAGCGCCGCGTCCATGAACGAACTGAAAAAGGTCCATGACCATGCCGTGCGCAAGCTGACCATGCGCAAGGATGAAACAGGCGTTAAGCGTATCGCCAAAGAACTGAAAGACCTGTCGCCTAAATTTACAGCGGAGCCGCAAGCATGACTCAGCTTTACGCAATGACCGCGCAGATGAACGAACTGGCCGCGATGCTGGACACCGACGATGAAGGTCTAAAGCAGGCGATTCAGGACACCATGGGCGCAATCCAGGACGAGTTTGAGGTAAAGGCCGATAACATCGTCATGTTGCGCCGGAACATCGAAGGCGACCTTCTAGCCATCGATAGCGAGATTGATCGCCTGGCCGAGCTGAAGCGCATCAAAACCAACAGCATCACACAGCTAACCAACTACCTGCGCCAGAACATGGAGGCCGCGAATATCACATCCATAAAGCGCCCACTGTTCAGCATCACCTTGGCCAAGGGATCGGAAAGCGTGATTGTGGATAAGGAGGATGACCTGCCGGATGACTTTACTGTCGTCAAGACCTCCATTAACCCGGACAAGAAAGCTATCGCCGCAAGGCTGAAAGAGATCAGATCGCACAACGAAGCTGTCAGGGCGCGCATGGAGGCCGGCGAAGACGCTGAAGCCGAACTGATTCCGGATCCGGTATGGGCTCACCTTGAGCGCGGTGAAAGCTCAATTCGAATCAAGTGAGGTCCTAGCCATGATCGATAACCAGATCCTAATTAGCACCCATCGCCAGGCGCAACTGGAAGCGGCGCAAGCCGCATTCTTCAAGGCTGGCGGACAAGTCCAACAGGTTGAGGGCTTCCAGTTCAAACCGCCACCGCCGCGCAAGCACCCCGAGCCCGGACTGAAGAAGCCGCGCGGAATTCAGAATGGAGTGCGCCAGAGCAAATACAGCGAGCGCGCCGCAGCTGTTCAGGAGATGGCCAAGACCATGACGTGCCGCGAAGTCTCAGCAGCTACTGGAATGGCGCAAACCACGCTGTGGACCATGGCGCAGCGCGAGGAATTCAAGTTCCTGCCTGACACCATGGGCAAGCCCAATGCGCGATCCGATGACGCCAAGCTGATCGAGCGCATCACCGCCCTGCGCGATGTCGGGCTGACGCGCCACCAGGTGGAGAAGCAGATGGGCATCGGTAGCGGGACGTTGCGGCGGATCATCGATGACTACGACATCGACTTTCCGAAGTTCAGAAACCGCAAGCAATCAAGCGAGGGACAGCATGAGCCAGAAAAAGCGCAAGCCGCACAACTTCAAGGCCAGGATGGATCGAGCGGCCCGAGCGCTGCTCCGCACCAACTATGCCTGTGTTGCTAACGTTGAGCCGCCAGATCGACAGATCATGCTGCACTGGAAGAACTGCACACAGATTCGTAGCGAGGCAGTGGCAAATGCCCTGTGCGACATCGCGCACCGCTGGACGATCTACATCAGCGTGTTTTGCGAGACGCCGGCCGGCGAGCAATACAGCAAGTCGATTCAGTTCACCACAGATGGCGTGCATTTGGTCATCAACCTGGCCGAGCACATGGAGCAGTTCCACGCCGAGCTGTGCGCCAGCGCCAATCGAAACCATGTCATTGGGTCCGGATGGATAGCTGTCCCTGACGCCATCGATCTAACCGAAGAGCAGGCGGCCAAGGTGTTCAAATCCATGGGCGCCTGGACGAACAAGAGAGCAGCATGAAACGCATCAGTACAGCAGTCCGCACCCGCAAGCGGGCCGAACAATTTCATTTGCCAGCCAGTGGGCTGAAGGAGGCCGTCCATGGCTTTGACCCAGCAGCAGCGCGACGAGAAACGCCGCGAGAAGGCCATCAAGCTTCAGGAAGAGGATCTGCGCCTAAAGGTACGGCCTGGCACCAAGAAGGCCTTGGCCGACCTCATGGAGTGGGCCGGTATTGAAGAGCAGGGCGAGGCGCTGACGCTGATGATTCACCATCTGCACGCGCTTGGATCTGCTAAAGCCAGGCCCTTATTAGAAGTGCCGCACCACGAAATAGACGTATCGCCAATCGTGGAGCGCAAACTTGAGCAGGCCTATCAGCGCGAGGCGCTGCGGGTTTGCCACGAAGAATAAATAACGGACTATCGGAGGTTTGAAAAATGAGTGAAGTGAAGAGGGTAGTGGTGCTTTGGCCGGTCGGGCCTGTTGGTTTCGGTAATCAAGAGGCTGTTCTTGCCGCCGACTTCGACGCCGCCCAATCCGAACTGGCTGCGCTGCGGGAAGAGCTGGATCGTCGAGACAGCGCCGCCATGGCCTATGATTTAAAGCGTGACATGCAAGACGACCTGCAACAGCGCCTGACAGCCGCCGAGCAGCGGAATCGAACTCTGGAAATCCTGTTGCGCCGCGCTTCAAATTACGGCGGCCTAACTCCTGAGTGGCATGACGCAGTGCAAGCCGCCCTCAAACCCACCGAATCGGGAGCAAGCGAATGAAGCGTTTCTTCTGGATACTCCGCGCCTACTTGTACATGCACAAACGTGCCGGCTGGGCTCGATGGGATATGTGCGAGTCGCTGTATGAAACCTACGCAATCGAGTGGGAAATGTCGCCACAAGATGGCGTTGACGAAGACATGAGCTACTGGGATTAAGGAGCAAGCGAATGAGCAGTAAACTTGAAGTTAATGTTACGGGTAGTGGTGTTCAGTTTGGCAGCGCATGGTTTTCCCATGAAAGCATCACGGGCTATACCGCTGAGCAATTGAACTCTGGTGACTGTCACGTCACTGGCCGCGAGTACATGAAGTGGCTTTCTAGCGCTGCCGCCCCTGTCGTCGAGCGCCAGCCGGTGGCCCCATTCTACGTAACGCCAAATGGCAAAATGTATGCCAAAGCAAAAGAGCTAATCGCCTCGCCGACGGTGCAGCGGCAGCTTAAGGCTTTTGCCTCACTTGCTCCTACGGCCACATATGCTACCGCCCCGCCCGAACTCGCCGAACTGCAAGCCCCAACTAACGCTGCGCTTATCAAGGATCTGACAGATATCATCGCCCAGCAGGCTGCTGAAATCGAGCGGCTGAAGGATGGGCAGGGTGAGCCGGTGTATCAGACCTGCAATGGTGTTGAAGGCTGGATTGATGTTGATCTTCTCCGCTATACCGCATGCTCTTTGGAGCCAGAGGGATACGAAACTCGCATTCTGTACACCTCGCAGCCCGCGCCGGTATCGGTTGACGAGCGCGCAGAGTTCGTTGCGTGGGTTCGCCACGAATGGCCTCAAGCACCGCTGAGCAATGTTCGCGACTTACTGCCGAAGAACGATCCACGCTACGGCGAATACTGCGACGAAACCCTTCAGCGCGCATGGGTTGGATGGCAAGCCCGCGCCTGCCTCGACAAGCTCAAGGAGCTGAACCAATGAACAAGCTCTACCGAACCGCCGAGGTGCGCCGGAACAGCTCGCCTACGCCTATCCTTGAGCTGAACCCGACTTGCGAGTACTGCCGTCGGCACAGATCGCACGGTAGCCACGCGGCCTGCTCGAAGAAGCGCCAGGCCAAGTATAAGTCATGAACAAAAAGCCCGCGAAATGCGGGCTTTCTTTTCCTTCCTGATTCGCCAAACCCAAACAGTAAAATATTTATGCTGGCAGTCCGTATACGTTTTGCACGTAGGTATTGACCATAGCGAATGCCGCAGCATTAGCTGGTGAAAACATATTCCCGCTGAAGGAAATCATGTCTGCTATTTGACCATTAAAGTACTGCCCCCCACTACTCAACCCGCCAACAACAAACGCGCCTACGGTCGTATCTGCCGCCGATGCCACATCTGCCACACTAACCCCGTTTGACCTGACTTTAAGGTTAGCTCCGTCCCATCCAAACCAGATGGCATTCCAAGATCCGTAGGTCACAGGCACGCCAATCAGTGTACTGGCGTAGTAGAAAATCATCTGTGTCGTCGCGTTGGCCGCTGACGACAGAAGAGTCCTTGCCGTAGAGCTGGTGAACCTACCCATACACGCACCTGAAGACGCACCAGGCAAGTCAGGCTTTATCAGCGCGAAGATAGTGAACGGCTGGGTTGTATCAATGGCGCCGCTGGATAGCGGATAACGACTGGAGTTCGCCACAGACAAAGCCAGCGCCGAGTATCCGCCGGGCGCGGCATTGTCCACCAGCACCCCACGGTTACCAGCTACGGACTGGGAAACCTGCATGGCCCCAGGTCCACCCATGCTTGCCACCTTCCCAGAAACCACAGAGCAATATCTAGAGTCGGCTTGTAGCCATCCAGTGAAGTTTGCGAGACTGGAAATCTGCTTGGTCAGCATGGCCGGCTGGCCTAGCGCGGTAATTACCCCTGGGAGCTGGATTCCTGCGTACATAATTTTCCCCTTAAGAAACCGCGATAGAGTGTCGGGCTAGGTAGTGGCGAACGTACTCGGGCACGTTGAAGCCTTGATTGTAATAGGCGCTTTTTGTACGAGATATGCCGCACACGTTGCCTCCCAGTTGATACCAGCCGGCCACCCCAGAACCAGCATCCATACCGTATCGAACGGTCGGCGCCGATCCTGTAGGAACGGCTGAAAGGGTCAGAGTGATCGTGGTAGGACCATACGCCACTGCTGTGATCGGCGTATCACCGACGCTATCCCTGTAGACAAACCCGTCCTGTGGAACCTGGGGCGGCCAATCTGTGCACTTGGATGCAGCGGCAACTCCTGGCGGCAACGCCAAAGTTATCGTGACGGCGACCCCGGAGCGTACCGCCGTCAACATCTGCATGGGCGTCCATGTCTTGCCGCGGGCCAATTGCAAACGGAAATCAGCATAGACGTCACCCTGCATCATTCGGCCTTCCGCCGTAAGGTGCTGAACGTCACTCACTGGATATCCATACATGGCCCCAACCATCTTGGTGTCTGCGCGGGTGTTGTGGTGACTCAGCTGCAAGTTGCCAACCCCGTTGTCTGGGGCAACCCCTACGATTTGCCACAATGCAATCTTAGGATCATAGGCCTGCCCAGTCAGCGCTCGAATAGCCGGCTTCACGGTGTCCGCCCAAGTAACATAGTCGGCCGCATAGTTGGCCCCAGCCTCGCCCTGAACTCGTGTGATCCATGGCGTTTCCACTGACCTCGAGTACAGCGCGGCGCAGGCAGCAGCGCGCGCGGTGGAGGTCATCAGGTTTGTCCAGTTGGTGGTGCCGGACAAAAACCCGCTGGCTGGCGTATCACCCTGCCAGGCTGTGAAGGATACAATCCCCGGCTGCGCCAGACCTTCCCTGGCCTGTTGCGCGGCCCAAGCAAACCCCTGCATGGTTGCCGGATACTGCCCCAATGGTGTAGCCGGATCGTACAGCGGCGCCAAGTCTGTCAGGGTGGATCCATCGATAAGCCCGTTGCTGCCCTGGAACTGGAACTTGGCACCGTTGAATGACAGCACGCTATGCGGCCACTGTGGCGTAGTCAGCTTCGGCCCCGCCGTAACGCCAGTACCAGCCCCACCGGCGTTAGACTGTCCAACTACGGGGATGAACTCCAGAGGTTCCAGCCGACGAACCACAATAGTGTCCAGACTCCCGGATCGCAGCTGCAGACCGTCATACACCTGTCCGCCTTTATCCTGCACGGTGGCGATGTTGAAGGTGTCGGTCTTTCGAACGTTACTGACCGCATAACTACCGCGAATGTCCGACAACGGAAAAAACGGCGCAGCACTCAAGCGGGCCAACAGGTTAGGCGAGGGGATGAAGTCTGGACGGCCATTACTGTCGATCCAAATCACCTGAAACGGAACCCCGTTGGCGCCATTCTTCCACACCACAGTTTGCCCGGCATATCCGGTTATCCTTGGCGAATCGACGACTGATAGATTCAACGCGCCAAGATCCGCCCCGCCGTCATCATGCAGGGACAGAAGGCGCTTATCGCCCTTGTCGATGACGAAAGGATGCTCAGAACAGTCACGGTTGAACTTGCTCGAGATGCCCGGATAAACCAGCCTGGCGAGTATAGACAGCGCCTCGGCCGGGGAAATCGACGCCAGGAGCGTCGAAGTATTCACATCAATCCGGCGGTAAACGATCACCGCCGTGGTGATGTTATCACCCTGAACCCTGAAGTCCTGTCCATCAGCGACGGACGCACGCCCGAGCGCTTCAGTAGCATAAATCCCGGACTGGATAATCGCTGATGTTGCTGCGGCCGTAGCGATTTCAGCTTGGGTTGCAGATTCGGTAGCGGCCAGAGCAGAACTAATAGCTTGGACCTGGGCCGTAGCGGCTGAAGTTGAAGCGTTTTCAGCGTTGGATAGGACTCCATCGGCGAGACTCTGCAGCTCTTCCGTTATATCTCCGGCATCTCCCTTGTCGCCTTTATCACCCTTGCCCCCTTTGATGACCGCGGCCATTTCCATTGGCACGACAGCAGGCAAAGCCTCGGTAATCTGCATATCCGGCGTTGCGTCTCGAACCAAGAGGATCAGATTGTCGTCGCTCATTGGGTGGCCCCTTTAACGATGCCGAACACGGTCAGATTGGTTGACCGCTTGAAGTCGTCCGACTCTCGGGTGAAACGGATGTCCCAGCACACGCGGGTGATCGGCCAGAGCCCCGTGTCGACGGCCTGGATGAGCAGCGTTCTAGTGGTCAGAGGATCGGCCCAGACGCACGATAGATCCTCTATCAACTCGCCTACTTCCTGCACCCCCGCGTGAAACCGAAAAAACCGAATCTGTGAGGTTGGAACCCAGCCGACAAAGTAGCCGTCCGGGAGAGACAAAGGGATCGTTACAACCTTGCTGAATGATGCACCCTGTATGTGGTTGTTCATTCCTGGCTACCGCCCTGTAATGCACTGCTAGTTACCATTTTCTATCCCTCGGTACGACGCCTCGCAATTTAGTCCGCGGACTCTGCTTTCATCAGCTGCGCCCGCCAAATCTCCCGCTCTTTCATCAGCGCGCTTGAACAGCTCGGCAAGCACCAGGACGGCGCGGCTTGCTGCTTGGCTTGCTGCGGCAGTGCAGGAATGGCTGCCGGCTTGACTTGCGGTACGGCTGGCGACTCTATCGACTTCCCCGCGCAAGCTGTCAGCAGTAGCGCGAGCAGTGGCAGCATCAGCAGTCGCTGAGTCAATGGCTTTCTGACCATCTTGGATCACCTTGTTGATGGAGAGTTGACGGGCTTGCTCTTTGGCGCGCTCGGCAGCCTCGTTGACGGCCTTAGCGGTAGCGTCCATGGTATTGCGATCGTTCCACTTCACCTGCCATTCGGCATTCTCGACTGATTGGCCGTAGCTGTAGACGAAAAACAGGACGGCACCGATAAGCACAGCAATCACCGCGGCCCCCAAGGCCTTGCCCCAGATCATGCCAGCACCTTCAGCGCACGACCATAGAACTCCTGGCGCTCTGCCAGGCCGTTGGTGCCGCCATTGATGCGACGAGTCAGCCCTACAAAGTCGCCAGCATCGGCCAATGGATTCAAGTTTTTCGAATTCCAGAACCACCCCGCCGACTTGCAGGCCCATTCGGCCTGCTCCAGAAGCTCAGGCGTACTCAGCAGACGGTTATCCCCGAACAGCGCCTTGCTGCAGGCCAGGTAGTTGTCGCGCCCGGTGATCTGAATCAGCCCGCGCCCGCGGTACTTCTGTCCGTCACCATCAGCCTCTGGCGTATTGCCCAAGCGTTCGGCCAGGGTCCCGGTGTCGTACTTACTCAGGTACTGGTCGCCGCCCAGCTCGCGCACATACCGGAACTGGCCGGACTCATGCCCCACCTGGGCAATGAATGCCGCCATGCGTAAACGGTTGTTGATCTGGAATTGCTCCATGGCCAAATTCAGCGCAGACGCAAAAACGCCTGCTTGTTTTCCGGCATCAGGGAGGATCTGCAGCAGTTGTTGCTCGGTGATGGGCATGGCTTTCTCCGTAGAAATCAGCGCACCAAGTGCCGGGTGCGCTTTCTTGTGATAAGTCTTAGGCCGGAGCAGTCGGCCAATCCGGCACTGGGACAGTTACGTCAACTGCTTCGAGCTGCTTGTAGTAAGCCTGCCATGCCTTGGCTTTTGTTGTTACCTCATCTGCTCCGTCAAGCTGAAGGGCGAGCAGCAGCGGAGTCATGGCTTGAGAAGCCTGCCCTAGCAAATAATACTGGGTGTTCTGATTTTCTCGCAAAATATCTGCCGGGGTCGGTTGATAAGGTGCGGGCGCGGCGAATGTAACACCGTCGTAAGTCCACTGCTGTTGGGGTTGCGGGTCCATATCGGTGATATCGACCATTTGGGCAACCATGTTGGGCGTATATCTTTCTTCAATAGGAACATCCACGCCATCTGGATTTACATATGGAGGAATGATCTCGGAAACCTTTCCGTCTTCAATTAGTGCGTGAGTTCTCATTTATGAATACTCCCAAACTATTACAATTCCTGGCGCGCCTGCGCCACCTATGCGAGAGCTTCCCGCGCTTGGAATGTTAGAGGTAGCCCCGCCACCAGAGCCAAAAGATGTTGATGCTGTACCGTTAGTCCCTGAGGCAATATATTGAGCGCCCGGCCCAAATATTGTGCCTCCTGGAAGGGCTCCGACTATAAACCCAGCCGCCAGCGAAATCATGTTAATGCTGGCGCTTCCAACGTTTGAAGTTATATTTCCACCCGTAGGGGCAGGGCTATTTAACGATGCAACGTCAAATGACCCGCCAGACGGTCCTGCAATAGGGCCGCCTCTGCCGCCAGGGCAGCTAATACCGGCGCCAAACGATGATGTTCCTCCGTTGCCGCCAGCCGACGCCGTTACACCCACGCCACCAAGACCAACTGTAACAGTCGCACCTGAGAATCCAGATGACAGGAGGCTCTTTGCGTATGCGCCAGCACCGCCAGGCGCGCCGATTCCATTCTGCCCTGAGGCAGTTGCTGGCGCACCGCCACCAGCACCACCTGCCGCCTGAACCTCTACAATTACGAATTTCGTACCAGGTGTAGGTGTATAGGTAAATGTTCCAGGCGTGTTGAATATTTGGGGAGCGCCCATTAGGCGCCCCGTTGCCTGCCCGAGCTGCATGGCGTGCTGGCTTTGCGTGGCGGGGGCGACTTGTTCCGGTGCGCCGGTGCAAAACAGCAGGATGTACGAGCCGCCGCCAACCGAGGTATTCCACTGGACCCAAGCGTCACCGTTGGCTACCAGCTCTCCACCTTGCAGCGCAGTTTGAGCGCCGCCCACCAGCGCCACCACGCCAACCCCGTCATTGAAGGTCGAAGCGCCCGTGTTAGTGGTCTTCACCTTAAACTTCAGGACTTGGCCCTCGATGCGCGCGGTAATGGCCGGAGTGAATGCGCAGACGTAGGCGTTGGCGGTGCCGGTATCGATGGCGAAGCCAGCCTTGTCGCGTTGCTGGCGAGCGCGCAGAGGTGTCATCAGCTTGGTGTTGTCAGTCCCAGCCTCGGCTTCGGCTTGAGTTGCCTGGGCGCCTCGCAGCTTTGCCGGCGTGACGATCCGGGCGTCATCGGCACCGGTCGTGACTTCGGCCTGCGTGGCAATTTCGGCAATGCCGGCCACTGTTTCGGTTGCTTGGGATTGCGTGGCTCGCCCAGCATAAAGCGCCCAGCTAACGCCAATGGATGCTGGCGTAGTGTTGAAGTTGGCCGTGTTGGTATTGACCAGGCTGACATAGGAGTTCAGCCCGTCATCGGCTTGGATAACGTCGCCAATCGAGTAGCCGCCACTGGCTGTAACGTATGCAGAAGACCACTTGTATTGGCCGCCGCGACCAGTGAACACGGTGTGCTCGCTGATCGCCTTGAGCACGCCGTTGATGTCCTGGCCTTGCGGCGGAATGCCGCCAGCTGCCAGCGGCGTCATGGTGACTTGAGGAAAACCATAATTCCATGTCGCTTTCTGCGGGCCGTCGCCAGGGCCTGCTGTGTCCGGAATAGGTTCAATAGTCCCCGCTGTGGCATTTTTGCCAAATGGGATCAGGATCAAATCAGGTTGCATTATAAAAAACTCCTTGGCCGAATGGCTGCAAGCCCGAGCCGTAAAAACCGAAAAGACCGGCCGGATCGGCGCTTATGATGATGCTGATTTCCACGCCGCACGGGCGCGGAAGAATATCGGTGTCGTAAACCAGGTGATGCTGGTACGGCGACAAGTCGAACTCGAAGACGTACCGCATCTGCATATGCCCGGTAATCAGGCAGTAACACGGCTTGTCGAACATGGCCCGCATCAGCGCGTTTATGTTCGGCGCGGAGGCATAGGCGATGTTGGACAGGGCTTTCAGCAGGATCAGTTCGCGGTATGCGTCGTTGGTCAGTTCCCAAGTATCCGTTCCGCTGCCAGGGGCGCTGAATGGTCGCTCGTTGAACGGATAGAAGCCATCCTCGAAGCCGAAGTATTCGCCGGCCGGGTTAACGAACGTCACCGTGCGGCCAATGCCAACAATCCGGCCCCAGATGTCCAGCCCGTAGCTGTTGGCGTTCGGGATGTCCATCACCAGCCGATAAAAGTCATCGGTGAACTTGTCAGGATCAAGAGCCCCCCACAGGCCAGTAATAATGCTCATCAGCCTTGGGCTGTTGGCATACTGGCTCATAATCGTTTTTTCGATCATATGCCCACCAGTGTGACGTTGGCGGTTGATGTGACCGGGAACTGATCGACGCCGAAACGCTGGAACTCTTCCCATGTAACGCCGTCAGTGGATAGCTCCAGCTTGACCGGTCGCAGCAGGGCGCTGTCCAGATTCAGCAGGTAATTCGCGCCCACCACCAGGCCGCCGATGCGGGCGCGGTAGTCGCCGGTCTGGAAGTCTGAAACGATCTGCGTCTTGGCGGCCTGCGAGTTGGCGTAGGAGATGGCCGAAGGATCAACGACGGTCAGGCGCAATGAAACGGTGACGTGACCGGGACGCTCAAGCTTTACGACGTACTCAGGCGGCAGGGCACCGCCGCTGGCTTCGTCTTTCCAGAGAATCGACGTATTGCCCACGAATGCGCAGCCGGTGCCGCCCTTCACCAGAATGGTCTTGGCCAGCTCTTGGTCGTCGCCGCCCACCACCGACACCAGCAGGCTGTTGCGGATCATCGGGTAATTCGTCTCGCCAATGACGATCGATGCGTCAGTGGGGTTGTCCTCCACAAACACATCAATGACGCCGGACAGGTTGCCGACTGCGCCGCGCACCGAGGCGTTCATATTCTTGCTGTTGGCCGCGACCGACTCATAACGGCGAGTCTCAAAGTTTGAGCGTGACTCCTGATTAGAACCTGCTGCGGCAGCGTCCGGGTTTTCGACGCGGTCTAGGCCGTCAATGGTTTCCTTGAAGGTGGTGATGGTCAAAGGCGCGGCCTGAATAGGGCCTGAAGTTGTGCACAGCGCGGCTACCAACCCGGCGCCGACGGTTGATGCGGCGGCCACTTCCCACTCAAAACCAGCCTCGTCGATGATGAGATAGCCTTGCGGAATGACCGTCCCGCCAATACCGATAAAGTCCAGCATGGCGATGGAGCGGGTGGCGAGCTTGCGCTTCAGGAAATAGACGGCGCCCAAGGCCTCTTGGAACTGGCCGATGGCATAGCGCGGGTCGAAGTTGTTGCCGAGGGCGATCATGGCGCTGTTTTGGTTGTCGATGGCCGCCGTCAGCGACGTGACCAGCTGCCCTTGTGGCGTGCGCGCGTCTTCGTTCAGATCCTCGCCGAAAGCACCGCGCATGATCTCCCACAGGCCGACCGTGATCGCCTCTCGAGTGGGGGCGACCAGGCCGATGTCGGTGATCTCGATGACTGGAATCATAGTTGTATTTGCCCGGTCTGATTATCTTCATTGGTGAACAGGATGGCGCCACTGGCTACGCGCCCGGTCAATTGTAGCTGAGCGCTGGCCGACACCACGCCGGTGACGGACTTGGCCGCTTCTTCCAGGTACATCTTGTACAGCGACAGCGGGAAGCCAAACGTCCCCAGCACGTTTTCGAAGTAGGGGATGCCGGCTGCCTGATCGTAGTACAGATCACGCGAGAATGTGCGGCAAGCGCTGGCCACGTCCTGGGCCTGCTGATAGATGTCACTGGCCACGGCAATGTTACCAGAAGAATCAAGTGCCAGATCCCACGGCCCAGGCAGAAGAAATAGAGTTCTCATTCCATTGGCACGCTCGGCGTAGTGCCGCCAGTTGGTGTGTGTCCGATGTGCGCGTTGTACTGATCGCGCATGTCTTGCATGCTGCTGGTGTGGTCGGTGATGTCGCCGGTCGAGGTGATCGGGCAGTTCACCTGCAGCAGGGTTGCGTCGATTGTAACCGCTGCCGTGGCTTTGATCTTGATGCCGCTGTCGAGGAACTGAATCCACTGCGACGGCGCGCCATTCAGCAGGCCGCCCAAGTACAGACCATCCGATACGTCATGCGTGCGCAGGCTTGGTGGCGGACCTTCGGTCTTGTTTTGCTTGGTGACGGTAATGTCGCGGCGGGCAAACGCGGCCAGGCCTATGTCACCCGGCTTCGGGTCGATGATGATCGCGTTAGCGCCACCTTGCAGGCGGAAGTAGGGTAGGTTTTCCATCGGCACGTTGGGGATGCCCTGGTTGTTGCCGTCCATTTGCTGGATCAGATCGGTTGCAGACAGAAACCCTACCGACCCAGTACCACCAGGCTGTACTTCGTTCACTTTAACCAGCGTGATGGTATAGGCGCGACCGATTAGCCGCTCAAGGATGAACTCGGCTTCCAGTGGGCCGCCCGATGAATCCTCGGCGCGAAACGGCTTAGCGACTGATTGCGACATTGTTGGGCTCGTTGTGAGTGGCGCGAATGTCCATAAACCAATTACCACCTGGCACTTCGGACTCAAGGTTTAGTGTAACCCCGAACACCCGCCAGTCGCCATTGCATGTGGCCATGATCGAGTCAGCAATGCGGATGACGCCGCCGAAGCGAATCGCTGGGCTGAACAGACAGCGAACGTCTACGCCCTGCATCGTCGGGGCCGGGTACCCAATAAGACCGCTACCAGGTCGTAGCGTGGCGACAGGGATGCTTCGTGGCGCCCCTTGAGGCGCAATGCTGATTCTCTTCTGCTCGACGTACAGGTCAATCTGGTAGCGCTTGCACAGGGTGCGGATCTTGTTCAAGTCGGTATCGGTCAGGGTCACGTCGGTCATCGTCAAGGAGTCAGGAACGCCGTTGTTTTCCAGCTCGTAACCCATCTTGTCGGCGATGGTTGCAAGCGCCTGAGCCACGGGAGTGACGCCCTTGAACGTGACAGGTGATGACGCGGTGTACATGTCGAGGATGGCGGTCGAACTGGTGATCCGAAACGCCACGTCGGGCGCGTTGCTCATGTCCACGTAACCAAAGGTAATGTTTCCTTCGTACACGGTAACAAGCTCTTTGCCTTGTTCGCCAGCCTCAACCTTGATCGTGTTTTGCATGCTGCGGATATCACGCCAGCGGATGCGCATCAGCTTGAGCATGGCCGGCATGTTAAGGCCGTAGATGATGACCTCGGCCGTCGGCACCACTGAACCATTGCCGAAGTTGATAACGCACAGCGTGCGCAGCTCTTCGGTGATGATCTGATTACTCCCATCCGCCAGGGTGTCGCCGACCAGTGTGATGGTGGTGCGAATGATCTTCTTGTTCATTGCTGCAATCCCATCAGCAGCCAGCGCGAGCCAAGACCGGTGTACACCGGATCATCCGTACCCAACGTGTCGGCCAGCTGCAGGCCGAACCCCACCGGGGCATAGGCGCGTAGGGCACGGTTACGCAGCACGTATTGCCCTGCCTGGAAGATCGAGATGTAGATGTTTTCGAGCCGGGTATCCACCTCAATAGTGTACGGCGTGCCATTCAGCAGGAACGAAACCGACTGATTAGGGATCGGCTGAAGCGGGATATTCATCAGCGTCATGGCGTAACCGCTCCCGGCGTTCCGTTTACGAATCTATCAAACATGCCCATCACCTTTTCCCCGACCGTTTGAAGTGTCTGCTGAATCCCGCCCGCATCTTCGACCGCACCATTAATCCTCGACAGGATTGAATCACTGACCGGCTTCGGCTGCTGTTCGCCCGCGTCTACCGGAGGCGCGTCCTCGGGGTTTTCGGTTTCCTTGGTTTCGTAGGTGACCTTGCCTTCGCGAACCTCTTCGAGATAGATGCTCGCCGCGATCATGCGCGCCCCATCCTGCGGCATGCGCGCATAGTCATAGCCTTTAATCGCCGCATTGAGATGGACGTATTCGGGCGTCACCACATGAAAAAGCAACGTCGAATTCGCCAGCAGTTCAAGCTGAGCAATAAACAGCCCGCGCATGGTCGCATCGCCACCGCCGCGGATCATCGTCACGGTCGCCTGATAGGGGTTCTGCACTTTGTTGTAGCTGGTGAAGGTGCCTTTCTCGACCGGTGCCTGAGATATCTGGCTGGCGTTCTGATACTTCACCGAATACACGGTATCCGCCAGCATGATTGGGATTCCGTACTGGTTGAATACTCCCCACTGATTGCCAAAAATCTTGCGGAGAAGGGTCGCGCCGCCGAAGCTGATTAGCGCGCCCGTGCCGGATGAAACGAGCCCTTTAAAGTCGGGAATACTTGGGAGCCCCGGAATCGTCATAGCGTGCCACCCCCCAACTGGTTAATAAGTTCGCTGCTGCGCGCTACGCCAGCCGCCACACCAGCCGCTGTAGCTTCTGGCAGGGTAGTAGCCGAGGTCTGCACGGTAACGCTGCCAATGGTAACTTGCGCGCCATTCTGATTGCTGGAAATGCCGCCACCTGGCACGCCAGGGATTCCGGTCATTTGAATGGCTCTTTGTGCGCCCATCCAATCCTTTCCGTGCGCCTGGAACTGCGGAGATTCCACCGCCTCCTGGCGGCCGATCGTGCCGTCGCCGTTCGTATCCCACACCTTATTCAGTTCGTAGGCTTTCGAGCCCTTCTTGTAGCCGGACCCCGCCACAGCCTCGTAAGCCTCGCCGACCGTGTGAGTTCGACCATCAGAGAATCCCCGCTCTTGGAAGTAGCGCTTAACCACCTTCTCCATTTGGTCGTCAAAGCTCATCGAGCCCAATTCATCTCGGGTGTGTCCGTAATACTTGCCGTCCGGGTCCGCCATCTTTTGAATGAGGCCGGTGGCCGAAGAGCTGGGGTTCCTGGCATTGGGGTCGAACGTGCCGCCCGTCTCAAACGAAATAATTTGCGCTAGATCGTTAGGATCTACCCCGATCTCTTTAGCGACCCTGGATATGGATGATGCATTTTCCGTGGAGAGCCCGCGATGCATGACGCCATTACTCGACGGCGAGGAATCTGGCGAGCCCACCCAGCCGGCCAGCTTGTTTTTCATCCAGCCGTAAGCCTCACGAGTCGCGCCAGAAATCGTACCTTCTTCTTTTGGGTCATGCCCCAGCATGGTGTCTACTGCGCCGCTCACATGACCAGCAACGGCGCCGCTCGCATCCAGCAGGGTTCCAGCCATTTGACCTGGGATCTTCTTTGCCAAATCTATCGCGTCGCCCCACCGGCCATCCATTACGGCGCCGATCAGATCAAGCATGGTTTTCATAGCGGGAACGGAATCGAAAATATCCTTGCCCAGCTGTTTGAAGGCATTAGCCAGGCCACGGATGGAGACGCCGTTTTCGTCAATGATGCCCTTTTCGTGCAGCCACTTTGAAAAGGCCTGCTGCGCATCGGTCAGCGAGTCGTAGCCGGTCAGCAGGCGGGCAAAGCCTTTGGCCAGGCTGTCCACGGATACGTTGGTGCCCTTGATGTACTTGTCGAACTCCGACCAGTCGAACAGCGACTTACCGCCCTCGGACCAGGTTTTGTAGTCGTCGTACAGCAGGCCGAAGCCAGCGGCCAAAATGGCCACCACGGCAGCAGTTCCAAGGATCGGTGCCACCAGCGCCAAGATGGCGATGCCAGCCTTGACCAGGGCCGGGATGAGTAGCACCGTCACCGCAATGGCGATGCCCTCAAAGAAGTTCCGCGCCGTGCGCTCGTTGCGCGCCAGGTAATCCATCCATCCCGACACCACTTTCGTGATCTTGAGCAGGACGGGAATCAGGGCGTTTGCCAGCATGGTTTTCAGGCCTTCCCACTGCGCCGACAGGAACGCCTGCGCCTTGCTCAGTTCGCGGCTGGCGGCAATATCCTCTTTGCTTGAGACGTAGGCCTTCTTTTGCATGTCGAGCATTTCTTGCATGGCATCACGACCCTGGATCAGGGCGTTGGCCATGCCGTCATCCAGCCCCATCGCCGATGCGATCGCATAGGCCTGCTGCGGGTCCATCTTCGACAGCGAGTCGGACATGTCCAGCAACACGTCATTCATCTTGCGCACGTTGCCCGAGGCATCGACCACGCCGACGCCGAGCGCGCTGAAGAACGGGATCAGGGAGTCGTTGCCCATCAACACCATTTCCTGAATCCCTTGGTTCAGGCTTTTCATGGTGTTTTCGGCGGAGGCACCGGCACCGCCAAGGCCGGCGACAGCGGTATCCATGCCCTTGATGTCGCGGGCCGCCATGCCAAGACGCTTGGACATGAAGCCCAATTGATCGTTGGCGTTGGAAATGGCGGTCGTGAATTTGACGATGGCGTTAGAGCCGGCGAGCGCGCCGAGGAACGCAACGACGCGACCGGTGGCGGCAATCAGTGCCTGATTTTGCTTGCTTACGGCTTTGGTGGAGTCACCCACCTTATCGGCCATCTTATCGATGCCCTTGCCGGCATCCCGCGAGGCTTCCTCGGTGCCCTTGAGTGCAGACCGAAGGCGCTTTTCGATGTTCTCAGCTTGGCCGGCTTCAGATCGAAACTTATCTAGTTCGATCTCGATGCGCATGACCAGTTCGTCAACGGTTACCGAGCTCATCCTGTAATTCCTTGATCAGTGCCTTGTTGTGCGCGGACACCTGATGAAATTCGATCATCGTTATGGCGTCTTCAAGCGTTAGGTGCGAGTCAAGCTCGGCGTAAGTGGCTAGGCCATTGTCGAGGACATAGTAGGCCTGGGCACTCAGGTTTACGCACCTTGCAAACGCCTCGGTGTTCAGAGGCATCTGCAACCCATCCGTTTCGATTACTGGGTAACGCCGGCCGTTAAAAAATCGAGGTTGACCTTGATCGATTCGATTCGAAGCTTCCATAGCGTGGAAATACTGGTCACGTCGGTGTCGAGAATCAAAGGCCGTTCCGATCCATTGGGCAGGCGCAGGCGAACGTCTTGCAGCACTTCGTCAAGCAAGGCCTGAGCGGTGACATCATCGACGCCGCCCAATGCCTTCAGTGCCACGCTGACCACGCCCGCCATATCCAGCAGGCCGCGAAACACCAGCTTGCCGTTTTCGTCGGTCGTGGTCAGGCCGGAGATATCAATCCCGCCCTTGCACAGCGACAGCGCTACACGGTTGGCCCAACGATCACCGCGAAGCAAGGGCATCTTCTTCACGATGAACGTCTTGCCGGCGTCCGTGCCGTCCTCGATGGTCACGTCCTTGGTCGTAATCACGAGATAGACTCCTCGCTGTTGATGACCATGTTGAACACGTACTGCGTGCCGTTGATGAGCTTCTGCGCGGACGGACCGCCACCTTGGCTGACCATGAAGCCGCTGGCTTGGATGCGACGGCCAATCGACGGGATGGTGATGTCCAGCGTGCAGAGACTGGTTTCCTGGTTGGCGTTGCACCAGGCGCGGTACTGCTCCATCTGCAAACGGCTGGCGCTGTTCGCTTCGAAGAACACCGTTACCGGCACTTCGTGAGCTACCCAGCCGCCCGACTGCTTGCCGTCCACGCCGATACGGGTTTCGCCCACGGTCGCATCACCGAAGCCAAATGCGTTATCGACCTGGAAGCCTTGAAGCTGAATCGCCTGGTCGTAGTAGCCCGCAGCGGTGAACATAACGACGCTGTTGGCGGCCGTGATGGTTCTCGGGTTTTGAGTCATGGTCATGATGCGTGCCCCTTATTGGACGTTGATTGAGGCCATGTTCACGCTCTGCACCGACCCGCCGTCGGTGTACCAGAAGGTGAACGGGAACGAGCCGCGGTTGCCGCGAGTCTGCGCGTCAGGGGTTTGGATAACGATTGCCCAGCCCTTCGAAAGCAGCGACGGGATAACGTCGAAACCGGCCTGCGTGTTGATGATCGACTTCTGCTGATCGCTCAGAGCGGCAGGATCAATCAGCGGCACGATGGCGCCGAAGTTGATCATTTCCTTGATCGGGTCGGCAGCCGCTGACCGGTGAATCGCCTTGCCCGCTTCGTTGTACGGGATGTAGCCGTAGCTAACCAGCATGGTCATCATTGCCAACTGGAACTGCGCATTCAGGTAGATCTGGTTTACATAGTTGTCCAGCCACTTGAACTGGCCCGACACGGCGCCATTGACGTTGAAGCGGAACTCGTCGTTGGCGGTCGCGAACTCGCCGTAGAAGGTGTAGCCGTTGCTCATCAGCGCGGTGTATTCGCCTTCATCCGTGATCGATGCCGCAATGCCCGCTTGCTTCATGAACATGATGTTGCGACGACCGTTGGTGCGCTTGAAGTCGATGGCCGCGATACCGCCACAGACTGCCGCTACTTGCTCAATGGTGCCGTAGTACGGGGTCGTGCCGTTCTGCTCGGTATCTTCCAGCCACTTGCCGAAGCTGGCCTCGTTGTTGGCGACCAGTGCTGTACTGTCGGTGTCTTGCGCGATGTAGGCGAATCGGCTGTTCTGCAGCGTCACCCAGGCGGCCATGGATTCTTTCTTGGCGCGCAGCTGTTCGGCGACGTGAGCAATCACACCAAAGTTCTGGGTTCTATTTAGGACGTAGGCCATCAACTCGGCGTCGGTCATGACGGCGCGGCCGTTTTCCTTTTGGGCGCCGGCCGCTTGATCGAGTTTGATGCCCAGGCCGACCACGCCAGAGCCGAAGCTGATATTGGCGGTAGCGCCGGTATCAACGGTGGTCAGCTCGAAACACTGCTGCTGCTCGTTGAAATCGCCGACGAAGTTGCTAACGTCGGTCAGCAGGGCGGCCGCTTCGGAGAAACTGGTGACCGCCGAGAAGTTGACCGGCACGGTGATCGGCGAGCCGTCGATGGTCACGATCAGATCGCCGACAATGGCCTTGAGCTGGGTCAGCGTCATAGTGCGCACGCTGCCGCCGCGCAGGATAGCCGGCATCGGTGCGGCAGGGTTTTCCACGGTGTAGATCGAGCCAGGAACTTTGAAGGCGCCGTCATAACCGAGGAAGTAGCGCTGCATGAACTTGTATTCAGGCGAGGTCAGGCCGTAGAAAGCGCCGCCCTCGGCAGCGCTGCCAAACTGCTGGACGCCGATAGTGCGTTCTGGGCCGCTCACAATGAGCATGGTGTTCATTGCCAGCGGATTGCCGCCAGTGCCGATGGCAGACGGGTTGATCGTGACAATGCGACTTGCCGGGATAGACATATCAGACTCCTGATACTGGGATGATGGTCACACCGGCGCTGTCGGTAAAATCCTGCGCGACGGTAACTTGGGGATTGTATTGCAGGCCGAGGTCAATGATCCAACGGTCTTCATACTGGTTTGAATCGTTGACGTAAATGTGACGGTCGTGAGACTGCACATAGAGCGGCTGGCAGGTGGTAAGCAGGTCGCAGGTGTAGCCCGTGCGCCAGAGATTGGCCACGACCCGGCTACGCGCTTCTGCGTTCACGCCGTAAAAGTCTATCTGCATCCTGACCTCTACCGAGTTTCTGATTGCTTCCTCGGTTGGCGGCAATTGAGTAACGACAGCGGTGTCCAGATTCTTGGAGAACAGCACCTGCATCACGACCGCATCATTGGGGAGAGGGTTGTTGTTCTGCGCCGCCTGGATGACCTGCTGTTCTGCGCCAGGGAACAGCCCCAGCAGGAAGGTGCGAACGTCCTTGTAAATCTCCTGCTGCGTTACGTTCAGGCTCGCCATGCGATCACCCGCGTCCACGTCGCATAGGATTCAGCTACCTGATCGACCATCCACACGGCCGGGTCTTCCTCGCCATAGGCCGGGAAAATGAATTTCGACGATCCCTTCTGCAGCCAGCGACGTATCCCGGTAATGGTGCCGTAGGCGTAGATCGAGATGAACTGACCCTGCTTGTTCACCAGGTCGAGGTTGTACTTCTCTCTCGATGAGAGGGACTGCGTTTGCACCTCGATCTGCTCGGACAGGAACGACGGCACCTGATTGCCGTAATCGTCCACCGTAAACCCGGTATTCACCTCCAGGGTGACGACCTGATTCGGGTTTACGTTCTGCGTGGCCATGTTGGCCAGCCCGCGCACGTTGATCATTGCTCAATCTCGTAGGTGAAGGAGTTGCGCAGGAGCTTGTCATTGGCGCGCAAGGGGGCGTTATAGCCTTTTGCCTTCTGCGTACTCTTGGCGTTCTCGGGATCGGTCCAGGTCATGACCGACTCTTTCAAGGCGTCAACCATGAACTCCCCGGCCGCCCGAATGCCTAACTCCATGCCGCCTGCGCGAATAGCCCTGGCTATGGCTGCTTTCAGAGCATCCTTGTTGCTCGCAACGGCCGTCCTGAAGAACGGGCGAGACGGGATGTTCAGCTCATACGATGGCACGTCAACGATGCGCTCAAGGTTGGCCTTCTTGGCCTTCACGAAACGCCCGTCATTGCGCATCGACCCATCGGCATTGACCGAGTGGTAAATCGTCTGCTTGCGGCCTGGCACCATGCCCTTATAGCCGTATTCGTTGACATACCCGACATACGCCACAAGCTGGCCGTCGGGATACGTCTTATCACCCATGATGCCGACCTTCAGGGCCGCATTAGGCCCTTTCCGGTACTTGTCCAGCATATCGGTTAGTTTGCTCATTGCGTGTACGTCCGCTGCACAGGCATAGGCGCAATGCCCATGCGGTAGACGGCAGAGCGATAACGCTTGGTCAGCTGCCAGTACATCGCGCCCCATGGGGTCTGCAGATACCAGCGCTCGTTGTTGCCCATGGTGCCGTAGTCCAGCGATACCGACACGCTGCCCTCGGTGGCATTGGAGATACGGCCCACGACCGGATTGCCTTTCTCGGCCATGCCAGTCAGCGTGGCGATGTGCGCCACCAGCAGATAGAGCATCCGCTTGCGGGCGCCCAAGTCCTTGACGACGCTGCATTCGGTGTTATCGAGGAAGGTTTCCGCCATGGCGAAGTAGTCCTCAAGCTGCACGTCAGTGGCAGTGATTGAAGGGTACAGCGCCCGGAATTCAACCGGGTCGAAGACTACGACGTCATCCATGGTTAAACGTCCGACTTGCCGAGTACGCCGGCCTTGTCAGTTTCCTTGATCTGCGGCAACTGCTCGAATCCGGAAGCCTGCTCTTTGTTGTCCTTGGCCTTGTCTTTGGCGCGCTTCTCCGATTCCTCGGCGAAGATGAAACCGTTAGTTACCAGCTTGGAGTCGGCGTGTTCTTTGCGCCAGGCTTCCCACAGGCTTGCCGGCACTTCGCGGGTGATGCCGTGCGACAGACCGGCAATTTCGTTGTTGTTCCAGCCGTTTATGCGCACGCGAGGCGAATCGCCAACTTGCATGTGGATACCGTTTGGAAGTTTGCAGCCGATGGTTACAGTGCTCATGCTTTCCCCTTGTCAGTGATGGCGAGGCCGAAGCCCCGCCGCACAGTTTAGATTGCCACCAGCGCGCTGGCTACCATGATCGGGCGATAGATGATCGTGCCCACGGTGCCCTGCGAGCGCTTTTGACGCCACGAGGACAGACCCAGCACCATCGGATGCACGCGCATCTTCTCGGTGAAGGTAGGCTCGACGGTATCCACGCCTTCGTAGTTCTTCACGATCAGCTTGATTGCCTCGCCCGCACCGGTAGACATCTCCGGCGCGGTCTGAACTTCCATGTTCGGGAAGTTCTTCTTGAGCTGATCGCTGACGTTCACGTTGTACTGGTTGGTACGGGTGAAGGTCGCTTCCGCCTGGGGCGACAGGAGCAGGATCATCGGGGTTTCACGGTCGATCAGGCCGCCAGTCTGGCTGACCAATTCGCTGTACAGGCTAGCGATACCGGCATAGACCACATCGCCGCCAGCAGCAACCCAAGTCGGCAGAGTGATGCCAGCCAGCAACGACGGGTCGTTCAGGATGCCCCAGTTGCGCAGACCAGCGACACCGTTGAAGTAGGTCTTGTTCTGGAACTTGTTCAGGGTCAGCGCGGCAGAAATCTGCTTACGCGAAACCCAGTCCAGCTTGGCCGCACCAGCACGCTCTACTTCACGCTCGCCCAGCTCGATGATGGTCTGGTAGTAGTAGGTGTCGCGGGTTTCCCAGTTGACGTTGGTGCCGCTCATGCCGTTTTCGGAGAAGTCGTCGTAGGACGAGGTTTCGCCGGTCGATTCTGCGATTGGGAATTGCAGGAAGTCGTCAGTCCACGAACCTTTCTTCGTCTCGCCGAAGATCTGGCCAGCCTTCATCGGCTCAACCAGGAACTCCACGACGCGAGGGTCCACGTAGGTGGTGAACAGCGACAGGATGCCGGCGTTGGGCGCGGTGAGCAGAGGCGCGGCGTCACCCACGGTGCCACGGATCTCGCGATTCAGGCGCGCTTTGTCGGCGTCGGTAAGCATGGTCGGCGCGATGCCGGTAGCGAACACAATGCCCGCGTTTTGCTGCAAATCATGCAAGTTCATGCTTGCCCCCTTAGATCGAGAATCGAGTGATTTTGACGAGCGCGCCAGATTGAGCGGCCTCGGCAAATACGAAGTTGGTGACCTGGTTAGCGGTCACTACGTCGGTGACGGCACCGGTAGCGGTGACGGCGTAAACCGGAGCGCCCACAGTGACTGCAGCCGGCGCGACCACGTAGAAGTCGCCATCAGTGAACAGCGCTACCTCCTTGCCTACCGGGATGACCATGCTTGCAGCGGCGCCAAGCGCAACGATGGCCTGGTTGTTGCGATGCACGAAGCCAACACGGCGACCAGAAGCGAACGCGGCGTACACCTTGCCGGTGGCCAGGTCTGCGTAGGCGAATTGACCAACGGTCAGCGCCTCAGCAGCAACCAGAGAGCCTTCGCCGGCCAGCATGGACTTACGCGGGTTGGTCGAAGCGAAGTCACCCGCCACACCGCGAGGCAAATCACGATTGAGAGAACGTTGAAAGGTCATGGCTTACCCCTGCTTGAAGCGAGTAGTGAGAGTGGAAGGCGCGGCGTCCTGGGCGATATCGCGCACTGGCTTGACGTCACGCTGCATGGCGACCAGAGCCTTCAGGCCGGCTTCGTTGATGCCGTCGCAGGCAATGCCTTTCTGCTTCAGCGCGTAGGCATAGATCGCCACGGCGTCCGGGAAGCTGTCGCAGGCGATACGGCCGACGATGCTTTCGACAGCGTCACGGGCGGCGTATTTGGATTCGATCTTGGCGCCGACAGCGGCGACAATGGAGTCAGCATCCATGGCAGTGCTTTTGGACTTCTCGTCCTTCTTGTCGTCGGCTTCATCTTCGGCGACAGGGGCCTTTTTAGGCTCTTTGTCGTCTTTGTCGTCAGCTTCGTCTTCTGCGGTCAGGAGATCAGGATCGCCATCAGCTCCGATCAGCTTGTCCATCTCTTCATCGCCGACGATGGCGCGAAGGGCCTTTTCCATTTCAGGGGTTACACCGTCTTGCGCTGTAGAACGCAGCCGGGCAGTAATCAGCGCCAAAGCGCTTTTCTTAAGTTTCATGTTGGACCTCATTTCAAGGGGTAGTGAGTCGCTAATTACTGCGTCCCGGCCGATTCTACCACGCTCAACCAGCGCAAGATGGTTGCCGTGGATGTTGCGCATTACACCATCATAATGCTTGCCTTCGAATTCACCGGGCGTCATGACCGGATCGAAGTAGTAGGAGTAAGACAGCTGCTCCATCTTTTCGGATTCGATAAGGGCGATTGCCTCATCATCCCAGAACGTGAGGTCAGCGAAGAGTTTGCCGTCCTCATACGAAATGTCGGAGCCAATAGCGCCGACAGTTAGTTCTTTCTCAGGGGTCTTTGAATCGACGTAGATGTGTTTGAAGAGGATCTGCTTCCCCTTGGCGGTGTCGGCAGTTCTTTCGAGTTCGGCAGGGTCGCGCAGCATCTGATAGATGCGGTCAGGCTCCAGGCCAAGCGCTTCGAAGCCTGGGATCTCGCGACCGAAATAAGGATCGATCTGAGCCTTGCTGATGACCGTACGCGCAATGCGCAAGTGCCCGCTCTCATCGATAGAGCGCACGGAAGAGTCGAAGGCGATGTTTCTTGTCACGGCAAAACCTCGTCGGTCATAAGTGCCACTGTATAACTATACACTACCATTCCAGCACGCTACTACTGGTGCAGCCACAGTTGATGGCTTGGCCTGGCAGCACCCATTCGCCATCGAGATACATGCCCTTATCAATGTCGAACTCTTTGCCGTTCGCCTTGACGTGTGACTGGCGCGGTTCTTTGGCTGCGGCAGAGTGGCGCCATATGGCTTTCTTGATGCCAAGCTCTTGCCGGCGCGCCTGCTCCATGACGGCGTGGACTTTATTGCTCTGGTCGCGAGCGATGAGTTTCGCCCGGTTGCGACCGATGTGATAGGCGTGCTCGAGGTTGTCGGTCAGCGTCTTCAGGTCGAATCCGGCCTCGACCGACTCCCAAACGTATTTCTGCACGTCGCCCAGGTACTCGCCGGGGATCGACTTAATCAGGCCGACGTTGACGCCAACAGAGGCGCGCATGGCCTCCTTGGTTGCGGGGGTCAGCTGCAGGTTGACGGCAAAACCGGACTTCTTGAGCGTTGCGCTCAATCCGCGATCCAGTGCCCCGGCAGTCTGCCCAACGAATCGCCGCGCCATCTTCTGCGGCAAGTCGTTCAGGCTGGTCATCCACTTGGCAATGATGGCGTCGATCACGCGACCGAGGATGTCCCGCGCCGCGTCCATGGCCACCGGCTGCGGCGCCTGCCAATTGTGGGCGACCGCCTGCATCACCTCGTTGCGCGCGCTGCGCAGGAGGCGAGCCAGTTCGGAATGGTAGGCAGCCCGAATCCCAGCGTTAGGCCGGAAGTCGGGCAGGACTACGCGCTTGCGCTTGAAGGTCGTCACGCATCAAGGCCCTCATCAGAACCTTCGCTGGACGCATCATCCACGCCCTGGACTTCCGGCACATCGTCTACGTCAATCCCGTTGAACGGGCTCTGCTCGTCCTTGGACAGCGTCACGCGCGCCTCTTGAGGGGACACAATGGAAGCCTCTATCAGCTGCTTGGCATTCCGGCCCTTGGTCTCTTGTACCTGGGCAAGCTCAAGCTCGTTTAGCTGATAGAGCGGGTTGAACTCCCACTTGATGGCCGGGTCAATCTCCCCGAACAGATTCAACTGAATCAGGTCGGAGAAGGTCTTGATCAGCGGGCGGACGTGCGCCTCGTTCTGCGCCATCAGGTAATCGTAATAGACGCGGATCTCGCCATCGCTGCTTGCGTTTAGACCGGCAGGCGTGGCCCCGGTCAGCTTCACAAGCGGCGTGTGGCTTGGTCCGGCCATCTGCTCCTGAGCCTTGGTCAGCAGGTCCGGCAGGCTGGTCAGCGGGGTGTTGATCTGATCAATCACCTCACTTTCCTTGTCCAACAGCATTAGTCCGGAGTTTTCGCGGAAGCGGTTGAAGATCCCGGCACGCAGCCACAGGTTAGCGTCGCTCTCACCGTTAGCCAGAATGCCGCTCATGTCGGTAGACAGGATGGTCAGGCTGAACGCCTGTACGATCTGGGCCACGCTGTCGGCGGTGCGCTGGTAGCGTTCGACGTAGGGCTTCATCAACTGGAACATCGAGATGCCGCCGAAGTTGTAGGCAGGCTTCAGGATATCCGGTACTGGACGCATAACCAGTGTCATCAGGCGATCAGCATGCACTTGCTTGCCCAGCACGAACCACTGGCTTGGGACGTAGAAGTCCGCCTCGGTCGGATCGTTGGCGTTGTACACGCTCGGCGTGGACCACATCGGTTCAATCAGGCGGAACCCTTTTAGATCCCCCTTTTTCACGCTGACCTTGTCCATCAGGAAGGGCAGCTTGTCGTCCTTGTGATCCAGCTTGATGTAGATCTGGGCGCGGCCCATGCCAAGCTCAACCTCGATAGCCTTGCGCACCAGGCCGCGAACATTGTGCTGCTCGAAAGCGTCGTTGATCTGGTTGATTTTGTTCTGTCGTGCCGAGGCTTTCTCTTCCTCCTGTATCTTGAAGGCTTCAAGCTGGGCGTCAGTCAGGTCTGATCCGCTGTCGGCGTCCGGGTCATCTATCTTGAAGCGGCCCCACTCGCGGGTCATCTCGGTGGCGGTCGTCTCGGCCACGGCGCGGTAATCGCTCGACTGGCTCATGGCGGCCAGGACCGGATAGCCAGGGAAGGTGCCGTAGAAGTTCGGAATGCCAACAGAGGCGTAGTCATAGATCGACTGACAGCTATCCATGGCCACTGCGGGCTTCTGGTCGGCCGGCACCACCTCACGCATCAGCACGGGCGCGGCAAGCCTGACCGGCACGTCTGCATCAGCCTTGCGCGTTTGTTCGTCCTGCATCATGCGGATGATGGTGCGCTGCTGCTTCAGCTTGCGGTCTTCGATGTCGGCCTGTTTCTCGGCCAACTCAAGTTCGCGCTCTCTCAGCTCTGCTTCTTTGCGGCGGCGCTTGCGGCCAAGTAGATCGATCATCTTGATTGATTCTCTGCGTTGATGTTCAGGCCGCGACGGATCGGAGCGTAGGCCATTATGAAGGCGTCGGCCAAGTTAGGGCTCGGCACTTCGCGCTTTTTGAGGTCCGATTTAGATTCTACCTTTACCCGGCCGTTCGTGTCGAAGTCCCGCAGAGGAATAGATAACTCCATCTTCAGCTTTTCCAGGTGGGTGATCTGGCTATCGATGCTTATTAGGTCCTCAATCTTGAAAGTCGGCGGCACCGTCCCATTCTTGATCGACTGCACTACCTGGAAGGTGAGCCGGAACCGGTCGGCCACTTGCCACCACATCTGCGCTTTGATGTTGCTGAAGAAGTCCTTGTTCTTGATCTTCCCCTCATAGATCGCATCCGGCCGCATCACCTTTCCGCCAGCGTTGAAGCCGTCATGCGTAACTCGGTTGTTCGGATGGCTCACATTCAGCTCGTTGAGCTTGGAGCCGGCAAAGGCACCTACGCCAATCGAGTCATAGATGACGTGAGCGCCTGCCTTCTGCGCGCTGTGGTAGGCTCGAGTGCACGACTTGAGGATCTGGTCCTCTTGTCCTTCCCACTCGTCTGTTGAGCGAGTCACCGACCCAATGCGAAGGATCGTCGCGCACTTGTCGTCACCATCATCAGCCACGTCAAAGCCTAGCGTTGCGCGGCCATCCTCAAGACCTGGAATCAGAAGGTGAGCATCAATAGCCGCCTCGACCCACGATGCCTTGATAACAGAACTGTCGTCGTCCGCCCGCGGCTTGCCCAGATACACATGGTCAAACGTCTCAGGACTGCGGACGCGGTGCGCCTCGATAACCTTCAGGATCGTTTTGCTCAGAAATGGATTGTCCGTGTAGTTGATCTGCTTGACGATGGTGTCGGGCGGCGTATTCACAACGAAGTTCCGCCACACGAAGTCGCTGACCAGCTTTCCATTAAATATCAGCCAGCACTCGGAGTTGTCTTTTCGAATTGTTGGTTCAAGAATCTCCCATTGCGTGGCGTTCAGCCCGTGACTTTCCTCAGACCAAAGCACGTCGACGCTCTCCACCGACTTGATCTCTTCGGTATGGCGCCATAGGCCGTAGAAAATGAACTCGGCGCCAGTGACCTTGTGGATAATCTTGTTGTCGAGGATGCGGAAGCGATGGCGCAGGCCGAATCGATCGATCTGGATCTTGAGCAGCGCGTAGACCGACTCCTCGATCTTGTTTTGGATCTGGCGCACGCAGAGGAACTTGAGCTTGTAGTTGTCGGCCAGGCGTATCGCGTGCCCCGCCGCATCCCATGACTTCGAAGAGGACCGGCCTCCGTGCAAGATCTTGTTCCTAGCTGGAGTCTCCCAGAACTCGCGCAGGAACGGATTAAGCGTCGGCGCTTGCAATGTCTGCATAGAAATCGCCCATTCCTCTTGGTGTGCCGCCAGATGGGTCGCCACCCTGCTCCGGGACAATGTCGTATGCCTGGCGCTCAAGGCCAACCAGCGTCTTCAGCGTCTCGGCCAATTCCTTCATGGTCTTGGTGCGATTCGGCAGGGCGCTTACCTTTTTGGCCAGAGCCAGAACGTCAGCCATGGCATCGCCGTCTTCGTGGTCGCCATCCTTGAACTTGGTGATCAGCTCTTTGATCGTGCCCTGCTCGTCAGTGAGAGCCTCAAGCTCATCCAGCAGCTTGTTGGTCATGCGCCGGGCGCGGGCAATATCGCCGCGGTGCGCCATCCTGACGTCAGCCACATGCTCGGCATTGCCGTCGATGATCTCTCGCTCGGTTTCCACTGATCTACTGGCAACCTGACTGGCAACCTCTCGTTTGGCAACCAGTGCATCTGCCTTGGCGTGGATCTTCGCCTTAAGGTCTCGCTCCCACCCGTGGGTCTTGGCGCGCTTCTGAATGGCGGTGTGCGAAACACCTGCATATCCGGCTATCTCGCGAACAGAGAGAATGCCAGCTCGATAATCCTTCTCGATCCGCTCCCAGTCTGGAGCCTTCTTTGCCTCGGTCATTGCTTACTACGCCTTATGGTCAATCCTTCATCGCTTCCATGCACCGGTTGTAGTTCCACTGACTGAACCACCTTGCGTTGGTTTGCGGCGGGAACCAATTGGTCATGGAGACGGTTTCTCGCATGTAGGTGCGAAGCTGCTTCTGTTCGATCTGGCTGGCTTCTTCGTACAGGTATTCGATGGGCTCGCCGAGGTTGCGCCGTGCCATGATGATGTTGGACATCGCGCCGACGATCAGGCAGAACTTCTCGGGCTGCTGGTCGATGTTGTCGGGGATCTTGCCGGCCATTACCGGCTGGCACCAGGCCGCGACAACCAATGCTGCTACTGCAAAACGTTTCATAAACATAACTCCGCCAAGGGTTGGTTTTTCCGCACCACAAAACCGATTCATCTCAATTTGTGGCGCGCACGCACAGTAGCCGGCCAAGGATGCGGGCGACATTGCCGCGCTCCAAGATTGCCAGCACTAACAGGATAAACAGGACGATGGTTGCTAGGGGATGAGCTTCTGGCCAGATCTTGTAAAGGATGATTGATCCCATCACCTCAATCCATTGTGCTCCGGCCGTGGCGGCGATGAAAAAGGCCACCAGGCTGGGGAAAAGCTTGTACCTGGCGCCATTGCGTTGGTACATGAACGCCACAACGAAACAGAGGCTCCCGCAGAGCATGGCGTAAAGCAGTGTGTGCGCGTGGGATAGACTCATCAATCATTTCTCCGAGGGAGAAGTCGTCCGAGGGCTGAAGGCAGATCGGTGAGCCACTTGGGCAGCTTCCCGGTTTTAAAGGATTCGAGGATGCTGATGCTTACCAGGACAGTGACAAGCCCGCAGGCAAAGGCGGCGATTCCGCTGGTCTTGGTCCAGGCCTGAGCCAGAACTTCAGCGGCGGCGTAGTAGCCACCGATCCACCCGGCGAGCAAGTATCCGACCCGCTGGGCCGCGCTCAGTTCCTTGGCCCACAGGACAAAGATTAGCGCGCCTACGAACGAGCACACAACCGCGTTCAGGTCGATCTGAGGCAGGCAGCTTGCAACAGCAACCCCGGTGAACCCGACAGCGGTACAAGCTACTGGGGTGGCGACATCGGCCATAATCAGTCCTTTAGTGTTTGTAGCGGAAGTGTGAGGGTGAGCTTTTATCGGCGCCGTCAACCAGATTCGACGCCGAGAAAATCACAATGCCCGCGCTGAGCGCAAAAGCGAGCACTGCAGCAAACCCTTCATGCCTCGAACCATCGGTTCTTTTTAGGCCCTGAATAATGAAAACGCAAGCCAAGAACACGTTGGCGCTGATGTCCCGATTCATCGAGTAACTGGCTAGTGCCAGTGAGAAAGCGAGACAGCTCCAAGCGGTAGACGGTTTCATTCTCGACCCTTCGAATTTGCGTGTTGGTTGATTGTATGCGCTCTGGATTCGTTCGTCATGTCAATATGACACTTAGCGGATTGACGGCCATAAAAAATCCCGCGTGTTTTAAGTGCGGGATTTTTCCAGGCCGAGGCCATCCAGGATTTATACGTTGATTGCGGCCGGCCAATCTGGCGTAGCCATCGGTACAGCGCTAGTCATGCCGAAGTGGTTGCTCAAAGCGATCAGGTTGGACTTGATGGGGCTGGAACTGGCATCACTACCCGTTCGCCACTGAGCCAGGGTCAGATCGTGCTTCACGGACTGAGCCGCGAACGACTGAACGTCGCCAATGACAAATCCGGCGACATACTCAACACGCTCGGCTGCATACGCCCCGAACGAACCCAGGCACATCGCCAAGGCCAAACCGATAAAACTCAGACAGCGCTTGATAATCATCCTTTGAATCTCCATTGCAATGGTACATCGATAGGCCTCGGAATTTTTCATGTGGCTCCGATTCCACCGAGACAGAGTTATCGACGCATCCCGCGCCGTCGGTTAATAGCACCGAACGCTCGACCGGGAAACTCCCAATCCTTGCCACCAGAAGCTAACAGGATTTCAGGTCCTGCGCTGGCATTGTCGCTGGTGGTTGATGTAGATGGCCGGTGCTTATCTCCGGCTTTGAATGGGTGGATTCGAACCACCGACGCGCCTTTTGCGAGGCCGCTCTACCACCTGAGCTACAAACTCACGATCCAGTCACCCGGCGATCAACCCGGTCACCTTTCACGCTTAGCCAATCAGCCTTGGCATTCATCTGCATCCGTGTACCGCCTGCTGCTGTGGCCAGGTCCGCCTTGCGCCCGAACTGGGTTCATACAGTTCGATTGCGCGCCTCGCCGCATGTGTCAGCCTTTCGGCTCGCGAGGCATTACCTTACAGCTCGACGCCCTTAGACCCTTACGGGAACTGGCGGTACACGGATAAAGACGATTTCCGCATGTGCGGGCTGGCGGAAGCTGTTCTCCGCGTCGCTGGCGTTGGTTGTGTGGAGCGGATACAGGGAATCGAACCCTGATTGTAAGCTTGGAAGGCTAACTAGCGACCTGCGCTACCCGCTTGGCTCCGAGGCACCTCCCCTCAGATGGTCAACTGCTTTTGGCTCCCTGAAGAATCTCAGATCTACGCCGCAGAGGGTTGACGCCCCATGCTCTGGCTGACACGGCTGGACTCGAACCAGCAACCTCGGAGTTAACAGCTCCGCGCACTACCAATTGTGCTACATGTCAAAAACTGGTGCCGATACAGGGATTTGAACCGAGGACCTTCCGCGTATGAAGCGGCTGCTCTACCTGACTGAGCTACATCGGCGACTGCAGGCTTGCTGGGAGTCGAACCCGGAACGTATCGGGGCAGCGAGTATCCGATATCACTTTATCCGAGCGTGTACCATTTCCGCCACAAGCCTGCCGATCCAGTATAGAACAACCAACTTAACTCTGTGAAGCCCTTTTCAGAGCCTTTATCCGAACATCATAACCAGAGGGCCGGTCAGCGCCAGAGCCCAGCCGAGCAGGGCAATCGTCCTGATAAGCCGATAATCCTCATCCCTGGCCACCCACAGATTCCAAAGCTCATGCTCTGTAGGCGACTTAATGTGGCCGCGAAACTTTCGTTGCATGTCTTCGTATTTCATGACTTCAATCCTCGAGCAATCCGGTCCCGGCGAATCAGGCGGCGGCAACCCTCAAGGCATCCTCCGCAGAGCAACAGCATGAATCCGACGTACAAGTGAATGATCATTCTGCCTTCCTCTTGAGTTCGCGGGTCTTGGCGCGGTATTCGGCGGTGATGGCTTTCAATTCGTCGATGGTGTAGCGCTTTGGCTCATGCGGGCCTTCCAGCCAATCGACCTTGTCCTGACCGATGCGCTTTATCAGCTCTAACCGGTAAGGCCCGAGGTTGCCGGACTTGGCCATGTTGCAGTTGCGGTTGCATTGTAAATGTACGTTCAAGGGCTCAAATCGAAGCTCTGGATGACCGCCAGCTGACCTGAAATGGCCGGCTGCGTATTGAACATCTGCCGTGGTGCCGCATGAGACGCAAGGCAATCCGGCGTCCCTGGCACGCACCCAAGCATTGAACGCGGCCTGCGCCTCGCGCATGTACTGCCCTTTGGTCTTTACGCGCTCCTTGGCCGCTCTCAGGCTCTTGCGGTCCTCCTGCTGAATCGCCTTTCTCGCCTTGTCCTGATTTTTCGGCGCATCAATGATCGCGCAGGCCGGACTGCAAACAGCCTGACCCATGCGAGCTGGGACGAATAAGGTTCTGCATGATTCGACCCGGCAGCGCTTCGGGCGCGGCGCCTTGGCTTGCAGGGTCATGCAGTTTCACCCTTCGTATTTTTTGATTGACGCCCATGATTTTCATGGTAGCCATTCAATGAGTCTGCATTTTTCCTGGCCAAAACGGCATCTTCAATATTTTCAAAGTCGCCCAGGTGCTTTCTACCAGCATCAGTCGAAATTTGAGCTCTCCATTTTGATACTTGCTTGCACCAGGAAACCCCTATATGTCCGCTTGTGTTGCTAGATTTTTTTGATGAATTCCTAGTATTAATTTTTTGGCTAACAACCCGAAGATTTTCAATCCTGTTATTCAGTGGGTTCCCATCTATATGGTCGATATATCCATCAGGGTATTCTCCATATGCCATCATCCAAATAATCCTATGAACCTGATGTGTTTTCTTATTCAGGAATGTATGTCGATACCCACTGTGATGGACTGATCCGACCTCAGTTCCAGCTTTTACTTTTGAGCGATTTATCTTCCAGAAAAGACGACCGGCTTCCGCATCGAATCGGAATGCCTCATTAGCCTCATTGAAGGTTATTACCGTCATGAAAATGACCCCATTTGATCAGCAGCACTCATGGCCGCCTCTTCACTTTCAAAATGCGCCGACAGCACCAGGCGCCAGCAGGCGTTAAACACGTCGCGGTATAGCGGCTGGAACGCGGTTTCATCCATCGCAGACCAGCTGATCGACTTGGCCTCCTTGCGAACCCCATCAGGCGTGCGCACAAGGTGGAAATGGCCGGCCTCGATAGTCACCCACTCCCGGAATGCCTCTCGGCTCTTATCGACTGCCGGGAAGCGCTCGGCGCGGTCTTGCTCAAGCTGCGCGATGTAGGCCGCGACCGCATCCGATAACTGCCCCGGCTTTCCGCTAGCCTGCTCGAAGAACTTGGCCAGGCCCTGGATGCCGCGCATCTCCTGCCGCGGTACCAGGCCGCCGACCGGCTCGAAGTAGTCAAAGGCGAGATCGAGCATTTTGAAGAATCTCCGGTGAAAGCCGGCGTTCCGCATCTTGGTGAACTTTCCGTGAATGGTCTGACCTGACTTCCACGCCTGCATAGTCTCGCGATCGGCCTCGGTGGCCGGCACAAGGCCGTGCGAGGTGCGAATCAACGCTATCTCAGCCATGATTCAGCGCCTCGCTAAGGAACCCCTCGATGAATCCTCCGGCCACGGTTATGCCAAGCCACGCAAGGACGCTCATCGGCGTGAACTCCATTTGATGCGCAACGACCAAGGCTGTAATCATGGTCAGATATCCGAAATAGCTGATGGTCGGAGCAAATAGAAAATGTCTCATGCCGACACTTCAAGGGCCTTTTCAGGTTCTATTTTCTCGGCGGCAAGGATAGATCTTGCTGACTTTTCCGCCGCACTCATCAGAAAAGATATCCCCTCGTCAGGGTCGTCAGTGATCGTGATGTAGGCATCGGCTATTTCCTCTGTGCTCATCCCGTATAGAGCTAGCGCAGAAAACAATTGGAACTTACTTGGGCCGCCATCTAACGGCGCGAAAAGATCACCGCCATACATCCATCCACCATACATGGTGCTCATAACAGACGCATGAGACATGGATGCCGACCATTTTTCACAGTCGCTTACTTGACGGCCTAAAGTCTCACTTTTCAGAATATGAGAAATGGCCGACTTGAATCTTTCATTTTCAGCCTTGATGATATTTTTGATTGGTTCCGGCGTTTCTCCGCAAAACTCTGAATCAATTATTTCAACAATCTTCTCCATGTCTACACCCTTAAACCATTCTCCGGAATACCTTTCTGAGCACGATTGGGCGCAGTAATCTATCAGCCTTTTTTCTGCGCTTACCGTATCAAACATAACCCCTGACACAGCAGAATCAATTAGTGTTGCGCCTCGTATTTTTGAAGAGCCAACATGGACCGTTATTCGATCTGACGCTACTCTTCCTCTTCCTACTTTGACCAAGCCATCAGAAAACAATGCCGCATAAACCTGGCCTCTTTTGAAAGATTTTGCGCTGCGCATTTTCTCAACCCACAAAAAAAGGCTTAGGCTTTGCGGTGGTCGTAATCTTGTTGGATCTGGATCGAGGGGGAAGCTCAATCCAACAAGAACACCGCAAACCTAAACCTTCGTTACCCTCGATCCATTAATACCGGGTTACGACGCCCGAACTCACATCATACCGCTACCGGCCTGGATTGGCCAATGGGTCTTTATTCCTTTCCGGTTGCGTAGCCGATTGCCTCAGAAACCGTCTCTGCCAATGACTCACAACTATTCGGAAAATCCACTTCGCATCCGTCACCATCCCATAATTCGGCGTATCCCGCGTCGCGCTCGATGCAGATCCGAATTTCCCAGCCGATAGGTAACTCGCCAGCAGCGCGCTGCACCTGCTGATACAGCTCTGATTGTTGCTCAAGCTTCTCTGCCATCTTCATTGATTGGCGGCAATCACCACGCGCGCACTCAAGCAGCGCTACTAGGCGATCATTCTCAGCCCTCAGCCTTTCTATCTCGCACCCTGCGCACGGGGACTGACCTATTGCCGGAAGCAAGGCGTGCTTTTCGCATGGGGTGCTCATTGGGCTATCTCCTGCTTTGACTTGGAAACCAGTACGCCTTTGTGTGTGCTTGTGCCATCAATCGCCATCGACGTGATGAAGTAGTGGTTCTTTTTGACGTTGTAGACGATCTCTTCGTGCTCAGTGCCCGGATCAATTATCAGGGTTGCCTTTGCACAGATATGCGATCCAGCAACCCTGAAGCTCATCCAGTCACCTAGCTGGACTTGCCCCGCCGAAGTCAGCGGCTCCCAATCCTTCTCAACAGGCGCGCTCGGCTCTGCGCTGGCGGATAGAGCAGCATCAATCATCGGCAGAAGGTCGTGCGCCGGATCTGGCGTGTCGCAATCCGGCATGCGGATATACCCAAGATCAACGCCGTTGACGACGAACTGTCGAGCCAGCTTTAGCAGCGCATCCCGCTCCGCCAGCCTGGCGCGCAGATCCACCAGCTCATCGTTCTGCTTGGCGATGATTTGCATGTGTTCGCGTAGAGACTCTTGTGCCGCCTTAAGCCGATCCCATTCAGGGTTAAATGCAGGATCCTTACACCCGCCATGCGGCGAGCACATTCCCGGCGTAATGCAGCGGGCCATAGATTTACGGCAGATCATGTCGCTCATACCATCCGCTCCTTCGCTTCAACGATGACCGCGATCCGCTCCAATCGCTCTTGGGCCTGATCCGCAAGATTCGCATGGTCGGCCTCATCGACGACCGGCATGCAGACGAAGTTGACGCCGGCCTTGGCGAAGGCGTGGGCGACATCAAGTGACTTTCTGAGTTGTACCGGGCTCGCGCGATTCATGGCTTCACCTCATCCCAGCGAACTTGCAGCCACATATCAACAAACTGCGCCTCGTTTACTCTAACGCCGCACTTGAATCCAAGTTCGCGCAGCTCTTTGAGGATTGCCTTGCACAGCTCTGGATATTCGCTTTCGTTGCAATAGGTGCTTGTGCCAAACCCGTAATCGCGAGTTGTGTAGTCGTACTTTCCAGACTCGGCCGCTTTGGCGATACCGGCCAGGATCGTATCAACCGCAAAGGCTGGGTCTTTGGCGCGGGCCATGTCACGCGCTTTTTCTGCTGTCATTCGAGTCATACGTTGCCCCACAAAAAAGGCTAGAGCGATGCAGTTTCCATTTCTGGAATTGGCGGACATGTTCAGTACATGCACTGCATCGCTCTAGCCTTACTGAATTGAAAGCCCGCCAAGGCTGTTCGCAAATCATACTGCCGGTTAACTTGCTTGGCTAGCTTTTTCAGCTTGGACGCTTAATCATTTTTCCAAACCGGAACTTGCTAGGGGCGTTTGGCGAAGGGTGCCAAACCTTGGAGTCGCACCAAGCCTTGGCGAAGTACCAGACGCCACCCTCTTTTTTGTACCAGCACTCGCTATAGGACTTTGAATCCGGTGCCCAGTGCGTGGCGTCATGCGGTGCCTTGCGCCAGTCCGGGCTCATATCATCACCTTTACGCCAGCGGCTTCTACCTGCAACAGAAGATCCATATGCCCATCTCGGTAGGCTATGGCCATATCGCGATTGTCGTAATGGCTGCTGTTTGCAAATGAATCGCAACCCTTTAACGTTGGCGACTGGACCACTATCGATTCCCGCGCCGCCTTCCAGCCCAGCCAGTAATCCGGAAATACCGCGTCGGGCTTGGTCGCCTCCCAGTGGGCCCGGCATTCGGCTAGCTGCTCTTTCTCGGTCTTCATGGCCGGGCCTCCATCGTTTCCCGCCATTGATCGTGGATGCGCGCCCTTGCTGCTCGGCTGTGCTGATTGCCCCCAGAATAATCAATCTCATGCCGCGCATGCATGACTATCGGCTTGTGCTCGTACCAGTACCACTCGCCGCCTTCATCTTGGGCCAGGTAGCTAGCCCAGGCGGGTGCATCATTCCAGTTAGGTTTACTCATGGCCGGGGCTCCAGTGAGTTTCTCCAGTCTACTCCGCGCGAAGAGAATCGCTTGTCTTGCTTCCAGGCTCCTTCGTAGGAATACCAGTAATCGCCGTGCATGATTACGGGCTCGCTTTCAAACCAAACCCAATATTCATCCTGCTGGCCATCAGTGCTATCGGCTGCCAAATACTTCGCCCAATCCGGCGCATCACTCCAGCTAGGCTTGCTCATAACTCACCTTCGTCGTCATAAGCCGGAGTTCCAGCAGTAGCCAGCACCAACACCTTCTCTGCCCTCTCCAGCAGCTCGGGGTATTGGTCGTTCCAGTTCTGCTTGTAGGCCTTGGCCATCAGCTCTTTGAGCATTTCGTACATCTGCGGCGCCGTGCGGATCAGGTAGGCGTTCGCCCACGTCTCATCGCCGATCACGTATTTTACGCCGTTGTGATCCATGGCACCGAGGTTGGCGACCGCCAGCGGTTCGCCGTCGCGCATGACGCAGATCGAGTAGTCCTCGCGATCTACCAGCCATTCTTCTTTGGTGTGATTGCTCATTCTGAAACACTCCTTTCCACGTTGTTAGTCGAAATTCAAAATTGAGAATGCTGCTGCTGCCACTCTCGGAACTTGTCCATTGCCAAGGGCTTTAATTCGGTCCAACCGGAAGGCCACCCCATCAGCCATTCGACCCACTCCGGGTTCAGCGGGCCACCCACCACCTGAGGCAGGCACTCCCCGGATTTGCTGCCAGTCCTTTCCATTCGACTCTTGCCTGGGTGCCGGTAATCTCGGCGCACTGGTGTCGGCCATAACTTCACCGCACTGTTCAAGCCCCACCCTGCGCTCTTGCTGGAGCCTGGCTGATTGTGGTTCCCGTGTACGGTTATCGTTGGCCACAACCCAGCATCGATCGCGCTGATGGGGCGCTCCAGTGTCGGATGCTGATACAATGCACCACTGCGCGTCATACCCCATTTCGGCAAGATCACCGAGGACCACGGCAAGTCCTCTTCCCACAAGCAGAGGTGAGTTTTCCACGAAGACGAGCCTAGGTCGTACCTCGCCGATGATTCTCGCCATTTCACTCCAGAGCCCAGATCTAGCGCCATCGATGCCGACCCCATTCCCGGCAGCTGATATGTCCTGACACGGGAATCCGCCCGAAACCACGTCAACAAGGCCTCGCCATGGTCTTCCGTCAAAACTGCACACGTCAGACCAAATTGGGAAAGTTTCGAGGGCTCCATCATTTTGTCGTTGCGCCAGAACTTGTGCTGCGTAGGCATCACGCTCAACGGCGCAGATTGTCCGCCATCCGAGCAGGTGGCCGCCGAGAATTCCTCCACCAGCGCCCGCGAAAAGAGCCAACTCATTCATATCCCCTCACTTAAAAATTCAATCAGCGCTTAACGCCGAGCTTGGCCAGCATTTCCGCCCGTAGCTCGGCCGGCGTTTTCTTGTCCAATCCCTGATCCTTGATCCGCTGCTTGATCAGGGATTCATTCGCCCTTTCTGATTCCTCAATGTCACTCAGTGCCTTTTCATGCGCCAGAAGCGCCTGTGATGCCACTAGCTGCTCTCCGCGCTGCAACTTGGTAGTCAGCTCAGCATATCGCTTCATAAAACGATTCTGGATCGTATCAGCCTTCGGCGTGCCGGTTCGGATGCTGAACCAATCAGTAAGTTTCCCAGCCTCCTGAACAATCGGGTGCGAGAACTTCCAGGTTGCCGGGTTGCTGCTGGCCTCTACGGCTTCCCGCCAGGCGATGATGGGATCAGGTATCCCAAGATCAGATCCGCCTTCGAAGCACATTGCGCGGAACTCAGGAGCCGATGGCGGCCATGCTTCACCAGACAGCGCGCAAGCCTTGGCCCCCGCGGCGATCTGGTACTTGTCCACGCCCGACAGCGCCTTGCCCCAAACGCCGCTCGCATCCTCAAGCCCGTGAACGCTGGTCCACTTATGGCCATACAGGTCGGTCATCAGCGACCACAATTTTTCCATCAAGATCGTTGATGCGGGAGAACTCGCCTTCGAAGTCTCTTCCGTAGTCATCCACTCCGGACGCGAATAGTTCGGCTGAGCCCTGAGAGCCTTGTCCCGCTTCTCTGTCCCGCTCAGCTTGGCGCTCGGCGTTACGTTGGCGGACCTGTTCAGAGAGGCTAGGCTTGCCCGTGCTACCTGCTCCGGCGTTCGGTTGTCCTGCGACATGCGGCCTTACCTCGTCTTCCCATCGTTCTGCGTTAAGCCATGTTGCGGCGTTTGGTATGAACTGGCCGTCGTCCCTGACCCACCCCTGACTGACCCTGTGATTGGCGAGCCCCTGCATGATCTCGGGGTGCTTATAAGGTTCTATTTTTGACCAGGCCTTGATAGCGTCTTTTTTGCTGACCTTTTTCGGGTAGAGCTTCCAAAACGAATCGAACGACTCATCCGCTACAGCCTTGGCTGAGCGAGAAGGTTTTTTAATTGGTTCTTGGTTAGTGGTTAGTGGTTCTTGGTTAAGGTTCTGTTTAGGTTCTCCGTGGGAACCATCTGGGTTTTCTTTGGGTTTAACAGGCCTCCCGCCACGCTTCCCGTTCTCTCTGTTTGCGACTGCTTTTGAGTGGTATTTCTCAATCTCATCATCGCAGCGCTTGTGGTGATAGCCGTCCTCTTCAAGACTAAAAAACTCACCCAAAATCACCGAAGTGGCTTCTTCGTGGCCACCCAATCGCAACCTACGAATAACCGACTTGGTTTCAGTTGGGATGGGCAATTCGCTCTCGTAGTAGTGATCAAGAAGCCGGCGATAAACCCCTTCTTCCTCTACTGATAGATGGGAGGTATCCCTTGACCAGTCCTTAATGTTGAACTTGTAGTAGTGCATGGCATGGCCTCAATCTTCGCCGAGGGCGACGAACTCGCTGACCTTCATGCCGAAGGCGTCTGCGATCTTCTGAAGAGTCGCCCCGGTGCACGAAGACTGCGAAGCTAGCTGGCTCATGCTGGTCTCGCGCATCCCAAGCTGAGCGGCCAGGGCCTTCTGTGTCATGTCGCGTTGAATCAGTGCGAGCTTCAGGCTTTTACGGAAATTCATCTCCCCTCCTAGGGTGGTGGTCAATCTCAATGCCGACTATAAATGGTACCGATCTAACTTGCAATGGTACCGATAGTAAATTGCATGGTACCGATGCGTTTAAGTGGCGGCGAGCAGGCAAAAGAAAAGGCGCCGAGCATCCGCTATGCGGGCAGGGCGCCTTGGGGGTTTCCGCTGCGTCAGTCGTTTAAGCCAAGATGGTCAATAATTCGAATCGCAACCCATCGAGCAACTGGGACCGCCCACGAATTACCGATCGCCCTATAACGTGGCCCGTCCGGGCATTCGATGGCGGCCTTGTTGCGCCAAGGGATCTGCGTGTAGTCGTCGGGGAATCCCTGAAGGCGCTCGCACTCGGTTGGAGTCAAGCGGCGCACTGCCGACCCGAGTTGAACGGCCTGCACCTCGGCGCGTGCTTCCAGCGTGTAGGCGTGATCGGCCTGTACGCCGACGCCATCCGGTCCGCTCGCTGGATTTGTTCTAAGTGCGCCCGCTTGGATTGCGTGGGTCACAATCGGCTGGCCTCTCCCGGTGCCGTCTTCACTACCGTCGAATCCCTCAGCCTTCAGCGTGTGTGTGATGTCGCCCGTGACGCACACAGCAAGCTGTCCGCCTGCGTTCGCGTGGCTGCTTTTGTGGCCCATGGCGCGAAGTGTTGGTGCGATAGGCCCAACATCGGCGCCGTGGTCCTTGCAGGAGAAGGCCAGCACTGCGTTCTCTTGTCCGTTGTTTCTTCCAAGAGCGAAGGCAACGGTCTTGCTTGTTCCATGGTCTTGCGTGCCATGAACAACCAGAAGACCGGATTCGGCGTCCTGCTGAGTCGCGCTGCCAGCGGCCTTGCCGTTGGCATTTAGCATTCCGGCAATCAGGTGTCCTGCTTGGGCCTGGTTGTCGTCTGCGCCGCATGTTCCAACGCCGTTTGCAGGGAGTGCGGCAACTGCCTTGATCTCGCCTCGGCGCGGCGCAGAATCCCTGCGCACGCCATCGCGCTCAAAAAGTACCGATGCGGGATCGAACCCTTCTCGAGCACTTGCCACAACGAACACACGGCGGCGGCGTTGGGCCAGGCCGAAATATTGGGCGTCCAAGACCCGCCACGCGATTGTTCTTTTGGGTCCATACACACAACCAGCGTCCTGCCATTTTTTCCCTGAAGGCTGCAATTCGCAGTCTTCCCCAGCAAGCGCCCCAAGAAAGCATCCGAAGGCGTTGTCTTTATCGGAGAGGACACCAGGGACATTTTCCCAAATGACGATGCTAGGGGCTTCGTTTCGTTTTTCTCGAACATAGTCAATTGCATCAGCGAGCCCCACAAATTTAATAGTCAATTCGCCACGAGGATCGCTAAGACCTCCACGCATCCCTGCAACACTAAATGCCTGGCATGGCGTGCCGCCTGTAAGCACGTCAGGCGCCGAAACGTCCCCAGAAAGCACGGATCGCGCAATGGCCGTCATATCTCCAAGGTTGGGAGTTTTAGGGTAATGATGGGCAAGCACAGCGCTTGGAAACGGCTCGATCTCGGCAAGCCAATCAGCTTTCCAGCCTAGCGGCTCCCAGGCCACGCTAGCCGCTTCGATCCCGCTACATACAGAACCGAACCTCATGCGGCCACCATGTTTTTCGTGCGCGCCACAGAATCACCGTCCGCATTTCGTGGCGCGAGATTTGGCGCGGTCATTGGGATAGGCCTCGGGCGCGGGAGATGGCGGCGCGAGCAGGTTCGAAAAATTCAGGTGTTAGCTGGATCGTTACATATTGCTCATCGCCGGAGTTATCGACGATACGCATCAAGTCTTCCAGCGCCGATAGAAGGGCGTGACTTGAAGCTGCAAGAGTTGTATTGGCTTCTGCCTCTGCAAGCCGAGCCGGATCACCAGAGCATAGAGTTGAAACCCCTCGGAAATTTATATCCTTGCCCTCCCCATCAACCACATGCCCATACTTGTCGCGGAACCAAGGCCCGGCAGTCGGCTTGCCACTTTCGTTTTCATTGCTCATAATCATGCTTCCTCAGTTAGTCCCTTCAAGCCACCCATCCCCCAGGCGGCTTTTTTTTGAGTGGAATTCAGGGTCTTTTCAGGCCCTGAGCCTTTCCGGTAGGCGAAACAGCAGCCCCTCGGATTGTTGCGACAGTGCGTCGGCTACCTTCGGGCTAGCCCGTCGTGCAGCCTCTTGGATCATTCCCTTCAGTGATTCCGGGACTTCGCCCGCTTCATGCGGCTTGCGCCCCGTTACGGCATTGTTAGCCATGCCACCATCTCCTATTTAGGCCCTTAGGCGTTCTTTGTCGTCGAGCATTGCCTTCAGTTCAAGCGCGCCCTGTGCCACCAGTTGCTGGATCAGCGCGGCCTTCGAGCATTTCAGTTTCTTCGCCAGAGCGTTGACGTTCTTGTCGCCCATCAGCTCCACCCCCATCTCGACCAATTCTCGCCCCAACACAGCCGGCTGGAGGCCGAGCGATGCCGCGACCTGACATAGCCGCTCGTCGTGGTACGGATCAAAGCGCAGCGTTCTTTCTCTCAGCTTGCGGTGTTTCGGGTTGTCGTACATGGTTCGTTCCTCGGTTGTCTATGCGGCCTTTCGCGCTTTGCGATTGGCCTTCTTGGTTGCTTTCGCCGCCTCATCTGCGCGGCGCTTGGTTTCGGCCTCCATGGCCAGGCGGACATGCCCCTGGCGCGGCCCTGGAACTACGTCGCCCCACTGACTTACCGCAGCCTCGCTGATCCCCAGCGCGATTGCCGTCTGCTTCTGGTTGCCGAAAAAGGCGATTACGTCTGCTTTGTTCATCTCGACTGCTCCTTAGGTATAGTCGGCATTGTGCGTTAGTAAATTTATTTTTGCAAAGGGTTGACGAAAGATTAAAGCTTAAGTAGATTTAGATCCATCGAAGCGCAGGACCTTAAGAGAACCTGCAAACAACGGAGCAAGGCGAGATGGCTTATAAGATTCTTCCAGCCGAAAGGGGATGCAACACAGCGCGAATGGTACGGGTGGTTGACGGCACTCAATTGGTCGCGATGTTTCTTTCTTATAGTGACGCAGCTGCTTACATCGAAAGCAAACAGAAGCGCAGCAAGTAATCCGCTCCACCAACCTCAAGCCCCTTAATTGGGGCTTCGGCAGTACTACAGGAAGCAACACACCCAAGGAGTCACCGCAATGTTCACTTTCATTGCCAGAGTCATCTTCTACGCCTTAATCCTGCGGGATCCAAAGCCCGCTAAATTCGTGCCGGTTCGCCACAAGATATGGGCTGACGACGGATCACCCATCAATCCGATAGCCGATGAAGACAATCGGCTGTGCGAAGAAGCTGGACGCTCGATCTAGCCCCAACTGAGGATTTCAGAATGATCGGAGTTTATATCGGTGACAGACAGCTTGAGCCGGACGATGAACACGAGTGCCCGTACTGCTTAGTGATCTT